AAGTTAGGAGAGAAGGTATATCCTGCTGCAGATTTATCTGAGCAGATCTCTACTGCTGGTAAAGAAGCATCAGGAACAGGTAACATGAAGTTCATGATGAATGGTGCTCTGACTATTGGTACACTTGATGGTGCTAATGTAGAGATAAGAGAACTTGTGGGAGGAGAGAATTTCTTCTTATTCGGTCATGATGAGAGTGGTATTCAGCAACTATGGGAGCAAGGATATTATCCACAAAATCATATGAGCACGGAAGTGTGGGAAGTAATTAATCTTATTAAAGGTGGACATTTTAGTCAGGGTGATAAAGAAATGTTCGCACCATTGATAGACAATCTTATGAATCATGATCCTTTCTGTGTTTTTGCAGACTTTTGTGATTATTGTGATGCACAAGATCGTGTAAGTAGTGCATGGAAAGATCGTGATGCATGGAATCGTATGTCGGTTATCAACACTGCACGTTCGGGTTTCTTCTCATCTGATAGATCTATTAGGGATTACTGTACCAAGATTTGGGGTATTCCACACTGACAATTTAAGGTATCTTTAGTTAAATAGTAATGTCGCCTTCGGGGACACAATTCACACTCGCTTATTTAAGGAGAACTATGATGACTAACTTAGCAAGATACCATTCTGCAAATCTTCCAGATCTTTTGGATAAGATTTCCAAGAATAGTATAGGTATGGATGAATACCTAAATCGTTTCTTTAATGAAACAACCCAACAAAATTATCCCCCTTACAATATAATTCATGTAAACAACGTTGAGTCCAGACTTGAAATTGCTCTTGCAGGATTCAAAAAGAAAGAAGTTAAGGTTTACACTGAATATGGTAAATTGGTTGTAGAGGGAGACAAGGAGAAGAAAGAAGATACTAACTATGCACATCAAGGATTAGCACAAAGATCTTTCAGTAGATCATGGGCAATTTCTGATGATACTGAAGTTAGGGATGTTAAATTTGAGGATGGATTACTTACTGTTACAGTAGGTAAGATTGTTCCAGAACATCATGCTCGTAAAGACTGGCTCTAAGGAGGTGTATTATGAAACTCACTACTCCATTCAGCGTTATTAAAAACGCTATGAGTGACATCCGTAGGATGCACGACTTTAACTATAATCTTCCTGTACAAAATTACTGGGAAGAAGAATGTAAAAATCATCCAACCAATTCACATTGTTTAGTTTATTGTGACTAAATACAATTGAGTTCGAGATGGATCAGGGGTCTTTACAGACCCCTTTTTTATTGCTATAATACACTCTATAAAGGAAAATAAAATGTCAGTTAAATTAGCTTTGTTAAAATCAGGAGAAACTTTGATTACTGATGTCAAAGAACTCGTTACTGAGGAAACAGAAGAAAAAGAAAGAAAAGTACATGGATATTTGTTTGTTAAACCAAAAAAGGTTGATTTAGCATCACCAGTTTTACTTACAGAAAATTCTGATTCTAAAGAAGAATCATCAGTTCAAGTTTCATTGAGTTCTTGGTGTCTTATAACTAAAGACACAGAATTTGCAATTGCAAAGGATTGGGTTGTAACTTTTATGGAACCTGCCGATAGATTAACTGCAATGTATGAGGAAAGTTTAAATGATTAAATTTTTAATTTTTAAAAATGGAATAAGATTAATTGCAGAACTTGTTGAAGTTGATGTTGAATTGGGTGAACCAGATTGTCGTTTAGTTAATCCTTTTGAAATTGATGATGAAGGTGAACTTTTAAGATGGCCTAAGTTTACAGATCAAAGAACATTAATGGTTCAATCAGATACTGTTTTAACAATTGTAGATCCAAATGAAAATATTTTAAGTAAGTATAAGGAATTGGTTGCATGAAGGTTTTAAGTATTGATCTTGATTACATAATGAAACCATGTATTGAGATATATCATGGTTTGCATTGGGATGAAAATCCTATGAGTAGATGGGAAAATTTCTACGAACGTAGTGATTTTAAAGAACATGATTTTTATATTGATCAAGCAAATCTTTTGTTTTGTTATGAAACCTTTATGAAGTCTTTATCCAATTGTGATAATGTCTCATTTGGTTATGAACATGATGAGATATTATATCAACTTCGTCATGAAAATAAATTAGATATTATTAATATTGATCATCATGATGATGTATTTGGTGAAGATTTTGATGGAGAATTGGAGTTAGAGTATAGGGGTCTTCGTGATAATAATAGAGTTAATGAAGGAAACTGGGTTGCATGGCTTAAATTAAAGGATAAATTAAAATCATATACGTGGATTCACAATGAGAATAGTCGTAATCTGATGCAGCATAATAAGGCTAATGTTGATTTATTAGGTGCAGACATTTATAGTTGTTTATTAAAACAAGAATATAAATTTGAGGATTATAACTTCGATTATATATTTGTGTGTCTATCTCCACAATATATGCCCAAAGCTCATTGGCATTATTTTACAATGTTCATAATGGCATATGAAACATTTACTGGGAAGAAGGTTGATTATAAATCTTTCTCCCATAGAAAATTTGAGTATGAAATTCGCCACAATCAAGTAACTGATGAGATTCTATACAAACGTCCAAATGGTGGGTGACCAGTTTCTGGTCCGTGGTTATGAAGATGGAAAACATTTTGCCACTCGTGAGAAATTCTACCCTACATTATTCGTTCCCGCAAAGAGGGATACAAAATATAAAACTTTAAATGGAGAATATGTTGAACCAGTTCAACCTGGTTCAGTTAGAGATTGTCGTGAATTTATAAAGAGGTATGATGGTGTAGAAGGATTTAAAATTTATGGGAATGAAAGATTTATCTATCAGTATATTTCAGAAACATATTCTCAGAAAGAAATTAAATTTGATACAAATAAGATTAAAATAACTACACTTGATATTGAGGTTAAGTCAGAGAATGGATTCCCTGATGTAGAATCTGCTGCAGAAGAAATACTCCTTATATCAATTCAGGATTATACAACTAAGCAGATTAGAACTTGGGGTTTAGGTCCATTTAATAATAAGCAGGATAATGTAATATACAAATCATTTAGAACTGAGTATGAACTTTTAACTGATTTCATTAATTGGTGGATGATTGAAGATAATACTCCAGAGGTTATTACTGGTTGGAATAGTAAGTTATATGATATTCCATATATGTGCCGTAGGATTGAGAGAGTCCTTGGTGAGAAGTTAATGAAACGTATGTCACCTTGGGGATTAGTAACTGAAAATGAAACCTATATTGCTGGTCGTAGACATATTTCATATGATATTGGTGGTGTATCACAGTTAGACTACTTAGACTTATATAAGAAGTTTACTTATAAGGCACAGGAATCCTATCGATTAGATTATATTGCTAGTGTGGAACTTGGACAGAAGAAATTAGATCACTCTGAGTTTGATACTTTTAAGGACTTCTACACAAAGGGTTGGCAGAAGTTTGTAGAGTATAATATAATTGACGTTGAACTTGTTGACCGTATGGAAGACAAGATGAAACTTATTGAACTTGCATTAACTATGGCGTATGACGCTAAGGTTAATTATGAAGATGTGTTTTATCAAGTTCGTATGTGGGATACGATCATTTATAATTATCTTAAGAAAAGGGATATTGTAATTCCCCCTAAAGAAAGATCTGATAAAGATTCAAAATACGCAGGAGCTTATGTCAAAGAACCAATTCCGGGAAAGTATGATTGGGTGGTCAGTTTTGATCTCAATAGCCTGTATCCTCACCTTATCATGCAGTATAATATTTCCCCAGAAACCCTCTGTGAACAACGGCATCCATCCGTTACAGTTGCTAGACTCCTCTCGCAGCAAGAGGTAATTGATGGGGATTATGCAGTTTGTGCAAATGGAGCACAATATAGAAAGGATGTACGTGGATTCTTACCAGAATTGATGGAGAAGATCTATAAGGATAGAACAGTTTATAAAAAGAAGATGCTTGCAGCAAAGCAGGAATATGAAAAGAAAAAAACAAAGACACTTGAAAAAGAAATCGCAAGATGTAA